CGGTTTTGCTCCACGCGACTGGATCATAAATTTAAAATTGTGCGAATTTTCCCATTCGAAAACAAAGATTTACGATACCAGAGAATTAAGAAGCGAATCCATCAATATCGTTTGTTAATGGAAAACCGAGGTCTTAAAGAGCTATTCACATGGAAGCAGCTGAGAGAGTTTACTTCAGTCCACGTTGAAAAGGTCGGTCTTAACTGGCGTGCCAAGCTTGTTGTTCTTGACAGGCAAGGTTTGCTAGACGCCCTTAAAACTTTTTTGGACATTGTTCCTACATGCGATCCCACCGCAGATCTAACAAGAGGGGTTTATACCTCATGGTTGAAAGGAGAGCATGCTAAGAAACCTCTGTTCTCAGTGGACTCTGAGTCTCCAGTTGATGCTAAGTGTTTAGCTATCGTAATGTTCATGTACGGTGCAAGGCCTTTCGAGAGTGATGCTATCAATCTTATTCGTAAAGTCGCCCCCGGTATGCTTGACTCTGTCAAGAATATTGTGGGTGAGAACACGATGTTGCTAACTCGGGAGGTTAATCACTGCAATATCCCGTTTAGTTTGCCCGCGGCGGGATATCTTCCCTACACGTTGCCAATGGTTCTGTCACGTCTTTGTGGCAACAACGAGGTAGGAAAGGTTTGTGCCATATGTGATACCCTTCGTTTTGGTAGGTTTGTAAAAGGTAAAACCTACCCATGTTCTCACTTCATTCATGATTATTGTGCTCTCAGAAAATACAATGACCTAGTTGAGAACCATCGCCTCAAGGTGTGGAAATTCTTTTGTGAGTGTGGCAAAGAGTGCACTTATACCTCACCTTCCCGTCTTTTTGATCCTATTCGCCTAACTGTGATGACGGGTGACAACGTGTCAGCCTTGCGCAAGTCCATTGATAAGTATCGTCTCAATGGAGAACGCGTGGCTGGCAATGTTGGAGGGGGCACCTTGGTTAAAGGGATTCGAGCGACACTTAATAATGTTGGTCTTAGAGCTCGTTCGTTTCCTGTTCCTGATATGAGAGACGCCAGCAATTTTGTTATGGACTTGCCTGAACAGTCCAAAGCTGGTGCTTTCCTACAAACAGAAGTGCATGAGTTTATCATGAATGGAGAGGTTCGTAAGAACAAACAAAGCCCCAAGAAAACTGAAGTGTCTGTCATCGCAGGTGTTTATGTGCAGACGTTTATTCAAGCTCTGGAGGATGAGTTCTGTGAGTACGTGGATGGAAGGCAAAGCTTGAATCCCTTAAAACTTCAGGAGTTTACATGGAAACGGTTGTTCGTTTATAAAGTGAACACCAAAGTGGAAGCCATCTATGCTGAGGAGATTGATGGGGAGAAGTTGAGAGTGTTCTTTCCAGCTCATGTGTGTAAGTTCATTCTTGATACTCTTATTTGGAAACCACTCGTTGCCAGCATGTATAATAAAGGGGCTGTGATGCTTGGTCACAAATGGGTGCATGGGGGTGCACAAAGGCTCTTTGACAGACTCAAAGTTTTTAACAAGATCTTCGCTTGGGATATCAAAGGGCTCGATAGTTCTATGAAGGCGCGCATTATACAACAGATCTTTATGGCGCTTTTCCATGCATACGATCCGAACAGTGTTCCTGCTGATGTTTATAGACTGTTCAGGATGTGCTACATAATTGCAGTTGGTCATTATGTTTCCAAGATAATTGCTTGGATTGATGACTACCGTATTTTGATTGGGGCTATGGCCAGTGGGGAGCTTATGACTAGTATCTTTAACACACTGTATTGCATAACAGCTGTGATGTGCTGGATTCACCACGTGGCTGATCTAAAATTTGGCGCAAAGATGGACAACCCTAAGAAGCATGAATTCATCAGAACTAATATTGATGATGTGTGCTTGTACATCTTCGGTGACGATGGTCTAATGGGAACTAATACCGTCGAGCTTGAGCTCTTCAATGATGTCAAGGTCAACGGCGTCACGTATCCTTCTCTTGATTCTTATCTTATGAAGGAGTGGTTTATGCAGGTCAAGAAGGAGGAAAGTGTTGCTAGCACCGGTCGTGATCTCATCAGCAAGCCAGATGAGAATGGTGATTTGCCGAAAGGCAGTGTTACAATTCTCAAGAGGGGTTTCGTTGAGGTTATTCACAAGGGGGAGAAGAAAGTTGGCCCTTTCAAAAGTACCACCATCAGCATTGGTAAGTTGCTCAAACACGAGGTTTCCTACATGCAGAAAGATGATTGTCTTCAAATCAACTATCTTGCCATGTGTCGTGCTATTGGCCACGCTGTCGATACTTGTGGTACTAATAAAGTCATGTATGATGTGTGCAAATATTTATATGACTTTTCGTTTTCAGAGTTTGTTTTGAACTGGAACACTGGTGGTGCTTGTAGGTTCGACCCTAAAGACACTCTGAAT